ACTTATTACGACAACGTGCGCCGCCGCCAAAGCAACGACCTCAGCCGCGGGATGTACAAAGCCTACCACGCCGCTTACCGCTCGAAGTTCGGGCGCGATCCGCCGAAACAATTCCGCCTGGATTGGAAGCCGTTGTGGTTGTTGAAGGAGGAAGAGAAAGCCTCGATCGGCAGCAAGATGACGGAAACCGCGCTGAGTGCTTACGAAAAGGGCGTGACGGGTCGCGCGCTGACGCTGAAGGAACTGAAGCAAGGCTCGAAGATCACCGGCGCCTGGAGCAATGTTTCCGACGAAGACATCCAGCAAGCCGAGCAGGAGGACAAGGAAGAAGCCGCGATGCCCTCGCCCGAGGAGTTGGGGTTGGTGGAGGGCGCGGTGCCGAAAGCCGGCAAGCCCGGTCAGTTGCGAGTCGTGCAAGGTGAGGGGCAATGAACGCCACCTTCGACGACATCGGCCCAACGATGCGCCAGCGAGCGCGCACCGGACGTATCGAGCGGATGTATGGCCGTCGACTCCGATCGCTGGCGCGCCATGTCGGAGAGTTGATCGAGGGGTATGAGGTGGGTGAGGGCCAAGGGCTCCCCGGACTCACCGAGCTGCTGCGCGCTTACGCTCGGGCGCTGAAGCCCTGGGCAGTGCGCACCGCGCAACAGATGCTCGGTGGGATTGATGATGCCGAGCGCAACTCCTGGCGCGCCCTGGGCAATGCCATCTCGGGCCAATTGCACCGCAACATCGAGCGCTCGCCCGTTGGTGAGCGGATGAGGGAGCTGCTCGACCTGCAAGTTGGCCTGATCACTTCGATTCCAACAAAGGCTGCTGAACGAGTCCACAAGTTGACGATCGAAGCCCTCGAAAGTTCCGCCCGGGCGAAAGAGGCAGCGGCCGAAATCGCCAACTCAGCAAATGTAACTGCTTCGCGCGCGCTGCTGATCGCCCGGACGGAGACCTCTCGCACCTCGACCGCACTGCTGCAAGCCCGGTGCGAGTCCATCGGCAGCACTCATTACGTTTGGGAAACGGCGCGTGATGGCGCCGTCAGATCAGGCCATAAGGTGATGCAGGGGAAGGTGTGCGAGTGGGCCGAGCCGCCCGCAGTGGCCACCGGCAGTCGAATCTACCATCACCACCCCGGCGAGATCTTCAACTGCCGCTGCTGGGCTCGCCCGATCATCAACGACCCCTATAAGCGCGAACGCGCTGGGAGATTGCTCTAATGATCCCCGTCACTGACCCAATCTCCCTCGGCAACGGCGCCACAGTCGTCAACAACGGCAATGTGTCGGGCACCGCGTTCCCCGATCTGCGCAAAGCATTCCGGCAGTTGTTCACCCTGGTGGGGGCGACCTATGTGGGCGCCCCGATCGGAACGCCCTCGCCCGGCTCGACGATCTTCCTGGACTTCACTCAAGACGGCACCGGTTCCCGGGTGATTACCTGGGACCCCATTTACCGCGATGCTCCTTCCTGGGGCGGCGCCGGAGCGGCCGGGGCGAACGCGGCTGGCGAGTTCCGCTTCACCTCGCAAGGTGCCTGGCAGTATGTCGGCGGTTCCTCGGCCTGGGCAGTGCAGGGAGAAGGGCTCCCCGGCGTCACCGGGTCAATGGCCCTCGGCGGAGCGGCTCCCACGGTGCAACCGGGCGGCGTGGTCGTGAAGCCCACCGTCGGCGCTCTCACGGTCACCGGCATCGCTTCCACCCGAACGGTGCAAGCCAACACCGGAATGACCCCCCTTGTCGGCACTCTTTCTGCCGCAGGTTTGGCCCCGACCCTCGCCCCGCTCGCACCTTCCGCGGGGGCAGTGGCGATTGCCGGTGGCGTGCCGGGCCTGCATTGATTCATCCCCCCTTCATTCCTACCCACCCTGAAGGCCCCTTGTAATGGATCCAAACGAAGCTGGCATTTTCTCCGAACCCCCTGAACTCACCGTGAAGACCGACCGCACCCATTGCGAGCGATGCAAACAGCCCATCTCGGCTGATGTGTTTCATTCGTGTCCGACCGCTTGCACTTGCCCGCCAGGAGTGACTGATCATTTGGCGGAGTGCCCGCGTTTCGATTCTTACCATCGCACGGATCGGTTGCCATGATCACCAAAGATCAGGCTGCTGATTTGGCTGAGAAAGGGTATAGCGTTTCGGTGGAAGAGCCGACGGCGACACAAAAGGCCAAGCGAGAGGGTCCGACGGTCACGTTGCTTTATGAAGATGCCGAGCTGCAGCGCCTTCCCCTGGCGCCGAGGCAACTGGGAGCAGGCACTTCATCGATGAGTGCGGGGCTGGGAGGGGAATCGCCAAGCGGTGCCTTCTTGGTGTCGACATTCCCGCTCTCGGAACATGAGCTATCACAGCAAATCTCGGACAACGCCGCGGCAGCGCAATTCGCTACCACCCTCACGGCTGCGCCCGAAGGCGAGCGGGCGAAGTACGAACGCATGTGGTCCTTCGAGCAGTATCGTCGTTGCGCGCCGGGAGAAAGCGCGGCGTCGCACTTTTTGAAGGTGGCGCGCCCGCGCCCCGACACAAGGATCATCGACTTCGGCACCGGAACGGGACGGGGGGCGATGATGCTGGCGCTTCTCGGGCGGATGAAAGTAGATATGGTGGATTTTGCCGCCAACTGCCTGGATACAGAAGTGCGTGCCATGCTGGTTTCTCAGTCCCACGCGCTCAAATTTTTCCAGGCGGACTTAGCCACCTCATTGCCCGAGGAGTTGCCGGCGGCGGAATTTGGATTCTGCACCGATGTGATGGAGCACATCCCGGAGGAGCAGGTGTCGGCGGTGCTCTCCAACATCTTGAAGAAGGCGCAGCACTGCTACTTTCAGATCTCGACCACAGACGACTCATGTGGCCGCCTGATCGGGGAGAAACTCCACCTTTCGGTACACCCGGCCGCCTGGTGGCTCGATCAGTTCCGCAAGCTCGACGCACAGGTGCATTACTTTGCCGAGGAGCCGGACAACGTCATTGCTTATGTGAGTGCCTGGGCCACCGGCCAGGACGTAGTCGACATCGGGCAGTTGAATGTCGAGTTGGAAACCATTCGCACCAACGTACGTAAGAACGTCTCGGACGGGTGGCAGCAGGTGTCCCCGCACCTGCCGAATGAGTGCGAGATGATGATCTTAGGGGGTGGGCCCTCGCTCAACTCCCAGCTGGAGAAGATTCGCTTTCTGCGCGAGCAGGGGGTGAAGCTGGTGACGCTCAACGGCGCTTACAACTGGGCGATCGAGCGCGGGCTGAAAGTCTCGGCGACGGTGATCTGTGATGCGCGCGCGTTCAATGCTAGGTTCACTCACCCCGTGCAGGAGCAGACGCTTTATCTGGTCAGCTCGCAGTGCGATCCATCAGCGCTGGAAGGGCTGCCGAAAGAGCGCACCTGGCTCTGGCACACCACCGCCGAAGACATCCAGGACATTCTCAACGAGTTGACGCCGGAGAAGTGGTTCGGCGTTGCGGGTGGGTGCACTGTTCTGACGCGCGCGATCCCGCTGTTGCGGATGCTGGGCTACTCGAAGTTCCACCTGTTCGGGTGCGACAGCTGTATTGAGGCGGTCTCCCCCATCACAGGCAAAGGGCCCATGCTTCATCACGCTTACTCTCAGCCCGAAAATGACAACCAACTCGTGATGGACGTTCTCGTCGGGGGTCGCGCGTTCAAGTGTCACCCCTGGATGCTGGCTCAGGCCCAGGAGTTCATTTCCCTGATCAAGTTCATGGGCAACCTTTTCGATATCCAAGTTCACGGCGGTGGCCTCTTGTCGTGGATTCTGGAACATGGAAGTGCTCTCGATATTGAGGCTGAATCTCTTACCCCTTCCTCATGAGGTATTTTCAACGATGACTCTGCAGCAGCTGATTCTTTGCGCCACCATTGCGATGGTGGTATTTCTGATTCGACCGGATCTCTTTTCTCGAACCAGCAACCCGACGCGAACTCTGAAAGGAATCTTCACGGCGGACGCCGCGGGGGCCTGGAAGATCTATACCCGTGCAAAGCGCTATATCGGTGCCGGTGCCGGCACCATTACGCTCGGTGCCGGAGTCTTCAAGATGTGCCTTTGCCGGACTTCAGCTTCGGCCAACATCCTAAAGATCTCCAACGGTGGCATCAGCACATGGGCCTCGATCGGTTCCGAGATCTCGGCCACTGGTGGTTATGCGGCGAACGGGCGCAACCTTCCCCCGGCCACGGGCAAGTGGACGGTTGGTGCCTCGACCAAGCAGATGAAGTTCACTTACACCACCGCTGGACTGGTGTTCACCGCCAACGGTGCAAACCTGAACAACATCCGTTATGCCGCGATTCGCAACTCGACGGGCGCCGGGGCTGGCAAGGTGATTTGCTACTGCACGCTGTCCACCGCCGCCTTCACCATCACCTCACCCAACACGTTGACCATTTCGCCGGCCGCAACCGGCGTGTTCACGATGGCGTGATGAGACGGCTGTCAGGGCCTCGGTCGTGATCGCTCCCCCCACCCGGGGGGCGATTGCGGCACCGAGGCACCGAGCCATGCTGTGTTCATTCACTTCATTGCGAGCCTCCTGATGGGCTGGAGCGTGGCATTTTCTCCGGCGCTGCAGGCGCCCATTGCCTTGACTCCGGCCGCGGCGACTGTGACGCTGCTGGGGGATGGACTTCCGCCTGTTGGTAATTCAACTGTGCAACCCCCGGTCGCAACTCTTGCGGCGATTGGTGCAGCGGTGCGACTGGCGATTTCGCCAGTGAAGCCTGCTGCGGGAACAATGAGCCTGGCTGGTGCGGCGACTGGGTTGATTGTTGGCCCGGGCATTCCGGGCTTCCTCGCACCGGGGCACTTCCTGCCGAGCATCCAACCGATGGTGCTGGTGCACCCGCGGCCAGATTCGGAAACGAGCCCGAACGCTCGGCACCATTGGGTATTTTCAGACGGCTCGAATACCTTTCTCTACGACGTGCCCATCGACTTGGTTGGCGGCGCCTGGCCGCATGTGCCTGTGCTTT